AAACAGAATCAAAAAATTAGAAGAGCATATTACAATGATGCAGGAATTATTATCACACCAACAAGAATCAATTACCGAAACACAAAGGTATTTGATTAAAGTTGCACATGGGCAAAAAGAACTCAGTAAGAGAGTATCGTCTTGGCCGTTTGTTAAAGTCCAGACAAAAAAAACAAGAGATGTTTAATATTTTATTTTTAAAATGAATAAGTTAAAGAAAAATGATGGGTATTACGACAAGGAGAAAAAACTTCGTCGTGTTGAAAAGGGTACCTCGAAGATTGACAAACATCGAAAGATTATATATAATGTAGCATCATTGAAAAAAGACGATGATGTATTTGATGAATATTTAGATTATGCATACGTAAATCAAAAAATTAAACGACGTTAATACTACGCACATACTACGCCAATACGAAAGGAACTTATCATGGCATATACTTCACTAGCAGATCTACGCAAATCTCGCGGAGGCTTCGATTCATTAATGAAAGAAGTTGAAAAGATCGCAAATCCCCAATCCGATTCTAAAAAATCAGACGATCGCTTCTGGCAACCAGAAGTTGATAAAGCAGGTAACGGCTACGCTGTTATTCGCTTCTTGGCTCCACCTCAAGGTGAAGACTTGCCGTTTGTTCGTGTTTGGAATCACGGATTTCAGGGACCTACAGGTAAATGGTACATCGAAAATTCGTTGACCACTATCGGTAAACAAGACCCAGTTTCAGAACTCAATACTGAATTGTGGAACTCAGGTTCAGAAGCAAATAAAGAAGTTGCTCGCAAACAAAAGCGCAAGCTTACATACTACTCTAACATTCTTGTTGTTAAAGACCCAGCTCGCCCAGACAACGAAGGCAAAGTTTTCTTGTTTAAATTCGGCAAGAAAATTTGGGATAAGATTAAAGACATGGCTGATCCTCAGTTTGAAGATGAGAAACCAGTTAATGTATTTGACTTTGACACAGGTGCAAACTTCAAACTAAAGATTCGTAATGTTGAGGGTTATCGTAATTATGATAAATCCGAATTTGAATCTCCTAGCCCAATCTCAAATGAAGATTCGGTCATTGAGAAAATTTGGGGACAACAACATTCTTTAACAACATTCTTAGATGCTAAGAACTTTAAGTCATATGAAGATTTGAAGAAAAAACTTACTATGGTTTTAGCTGCAGGCGCTCCTCCAGTAAAACCTGCAGAAAGTGTTGATCTAGATGAAGACGTTGGTTCAAAGCCGACACAAGCATCAGCCCCTCGTGCATCAGTTCCAACTCCTAAACAGGATGTGAACTTTGATGATGATGAGGAATCACTATCATACTTTGCTAAGTTAGCAAGTGACGATTAATCGGAGACTATAATGACTCTAAAAGAAACAGCAATTGCTTTTCTAGCTACATTTGCAATGGCCCATTCTGGGTTCGCTGCAGATGCAACGAGTACGCCCGAAAAAAAGAAGGAACCGGTGAAGACGCAGAAAGCGAAATCACCGGAGCCGACAGCAACACCGGGTGTTCGCAAGATAGAAAAGAAACCTAAAGAAGATAAACCTGCAGAAGCAGGCGCTGAAAAACCAGCAAAGCCGACGGTCAAACGACCCGAAGAGCTAAAGGCTGAGAAGGAAGCGAAGAAGTAAAAGAAAAGCCCGGGAAACCGGGCTTTTTTTATGAGTATGAATCTGTATAACTACTTCGTTTTAGTTGCCATTTAATTAACGAACTTGCGTTAGAATGTGGATTAGGTGCAACAGCAACCATTGTTTGCTCTGTATTGTTTATCGTTTGTTTTGATATGATAGGTACACCCATTGTTCGTGTTTCCGGTTTATCCATATCGTATTTTAAGTCTGTACGTTGATCTGTTACTTTGTTTAATATGTCAACCCCGGTTGTTTCTTCTTTTTTAGGTGTTATTTCCGGAATAACTGAAGATTGTTTCTGTTTATTATACTGTGCTTCAATTTCCGGTGAGTATGAGTTACCCATTGATTTAGTAAAATCAATAGTTCTCATCTGTTTATCAGAAAGTGGTTGCCCAGAAACAACCTTTTCATTCCCAACATAAGTACCACCGCCTTTAGCTTCAATTCTAGCTTCTTCACGGGCGTCATTTTCACGATCAATTCTTAATCTTGCTTGGTCATCAGTTTCTCCAACCGGCGCCGCTACTTTTTTATCTTTAAAATATTTGGTTTCATTTTTTATTCTATCTGCCTGTGCTTCACGCGCAATATTGTCTAAAAATGTTACACTTCCAGCTTTTTCTATTCCTCTTGCTAGACCAGATTGCATTTTTTCCGCAATAGTCATTTTATTCCAATTTTCATCATCTTGCTTTTGATCAATCTGTAGGTCCTCGCCCTCTGCATCTTTACCTACACCAAGTTCACCTAATCCATAGTCTACGGCGGCACCTGTAATTCCACGACCTAGCATTGCCAGACCTGCTCCGCCTTTTAACATATTACCCATTTTGCCTGCGCCACCAGAGGGTATTTTTGGCTTTCCTGTTGGGGGCGTTTTGGGTTTATTTCTATCAGGCCCATCGGGCAAATCTAAACCCATAGGCATACCCAAATTAGATCCTATTCCTAGAGTAGCCATTGTCTCCCCTAATTTTCTTGCAATAGCTTCAGCAAGTTTTTCTCGATCTTCTTGCTTTGACTCCTCACTATTAGGTTCAATTCCACCTGGCAATTCTGTTTTTTTATTTTGGTCTGTTATTAATTTTTTAATCGATGCTGCCTCATCTAATAATTTTCTTTGAGTAGTATCATCACGCATTTTAGTTAATGCGTCAACCATATCAGATAAAACTTTATTTTGTTCAGAATTGGTATCTTCTAATTTATCGTTTTCAGCAGTAACATTTTTTGTAATTAATACTTTGTTGTTTTCTTTTTTTTCTGTATCTATATCTTGATTAAATTTTTCAACTGTAGCGGGCATTTCTGATTTTACAGATATCTTATCTTTGAAATCTACAAATGCGCCTGTAAATCCATGGATAAATCCCTTTGTTAAATCTTTTAAGTCAGCTTTTACATCTTTAAACAACGGTCTAACAGAATCATTATCGGTATCTTTTTCTGCTTTAGTTTTATCTTTTTTATCTTTAGTAACACCCGCTCGTTCTTCAAGCGCAATAGCAAGATCCAAAATAGAAACATTAAGATTTTTTATATCTTTTGATGTTTCTTTCATTCTTTCAGACAACTCTACAAAGGGACTTTTTTCACCCTCTATGATAGTGGACAATCTGTCCATTGGATCTTGTATTGCGTTTGCCATTATACAGGTCTTCTAACGATTGGTTTGGTCGGTGTCGATCCGAATCCAATGTCTGCAGGCGCAGAGTCAAATCCGCTACCGAATGAACTAGGCGCTGCTGCCGTTGCTACCGGGGCTGAATTGAATCCGCCACCGAATGAGCTAGGGGATTGTACTGGGGGCGCACTGCTTAACTCTGGAGTAGGAACACTCGTTGATGTTGAAATATTTGCAGCACCTGCAACTTTTTCCTGTGTTCTACCATAAGCAGAAACACCTAATACACCACCCATAGCTACGTGAAATAATCCACCGCCCTGTAGTGTAATCGGTACCCATTGTCTAAATGCGTCGTTTGCAGCTTGGACTTCCCAGAACTGCACAACTGTAAACATAATTGGAAATAAAGCAAAATCGAATAAACAGCAAGTCATATACATCATTGCCATCATTGGACGCCACTTCTTCGTCATCCAATCCTCATCGGTTTTTTTCTCTACTTTAACTTCTTCAGTTTTCTTTTTACCAAACATATTAACTCCTTGCTTTTTTAGCTTTTATTTTTTCATTTTCTTCATTAATATAGTTTACTAACAATGATACGTAAATTTCTCTTTCCCACGGCAACATATTTTCTATTTCCGTTAATGAGTATTTATGATGCTGCATCAACGAAAAATTTAATTGAAAATAGTTAATTAAACTCTCATGGGAAAGAGTTAGACGAAAAAATTTTGCAGACCCTCTAAATCTACAATATTTGTTTTTTTACAACTAGGGCAATCTGCTTCAATGTGTTGTACTATTTTTGGAATATTTCTAAAAAACTCTTCAAGTTTATCGAATTGTTTTTTAGTAAATGAACTAATGAACGTGTTTAATTCTTCGTTTGTATAAGATGTTTTATCAAAGTAATCTTCTTTGGTAAATACCGCATCTACGCAATCTGTTATTAGTTCAACTATGCGTGTACTATTTGAATTATCTCTTATATCTAACATTTCGTCAAATTTTGGATATCTTAATACTACTCCAACGTCATCAGTTAACATTATCTTATTAGATGATTTTTCATTTTTAACAACTTTTAAGTTTGTTATATCTAACGTATAATCTATTTTCTCTCCACATTCGCAATTTATTATTATGTCTGCAGTTTCGCTTATAGATTTGGCTCGTATATTTAAAAACAAATATTCAACATCAAAGTGAGCTAATTTTGATATATCTAATTTATTAAACGTACAATTATCAACTAGTTCTGTTACGATTCTAGTTATTTCATTAACATCTGCTTCTACAGTTGTTAACAGTATTTTATATTCTTTTACTAAGAATGGTCGATACTTAACTTTTTTATTTGTAGAAGGTAGTATCAATTCATAATTCGGTGTTTCTAATATAGGCAATGCCATGATGTATCCTTAAAAAATTATTGTTTTGATGATGAATTAGTACCATTAATTTCCATCCTAAATGGTATATTGCTGTTACCATTTCCATTACGACCAACAGGTTTAATACTAACTGCGTT